AAGATACAACTACACCACCATTTGACGGCAATTCAACAGATATGGTTTACAGCCTAGAACTAGACGGACTTATTCTTGCCAGCGGTATTGATATTGATGATATGGCATTAGACGGCGACTTTGATGCACTTACGGCGATTGACGCTGAGGGAGGTGTTGTTGATGTTGGTGAATATGAATTTGGCAGCAGTTTCGACATGCTGGGCAAATATGACGTTATGGCTAGTCGTCGTTTGGTTACTCGTCCTTATCTACCTGCATCGTTGTGGGACGACAGAACAGCCGAGATTGATACATGGCCACTGATCGACGAAGACAACCTTGACAAAGTAAATGCCGCGTTGTATGTCCGTACCACCAACGACGATCCTTCAGGTACACCGACGTGGAGCGAGTGGAAACAGCTAGTCAACGGCTTGATTCAAGGTCGAGGTTTTCAGTTCAAAGTACAAGCCACCACCTCTGACCCTGATCTAAACATCATCATTGAAGAGTTAGGTGCCAGCCTGGAATTGACGGCGCACACCGAGCAGTCGGGCACTATTGCCAGCGGCGCAGGCACGTACACAGCAACTTTTGCCAACGCCTTCTACCAAGCACCGAACATTGGAATCACGGCATTTAACATGGCGACGGGGGACTACTACACGATCAGCAACGTGACTCGGACTGGATTCCAAGTAGTATTCAGGAACAGCGCCAACGCTGCTGTGGACCGTAATTTCACCTACACAGCCGTCGGTTACGGACGGGAGCTGCCCTAATGGCACAACACGACTACATCATTGCTAACCAGTCAGGTGCTGGATTCCGTTCTGACCTGAACAACGCTCTAGCAGCGATCGTTAGCCAGAACAGCGGGGCTAGCGAACCCAGCACCACCTACGCCTATCAATTCTGGGCGGACACTACTGCTGGTCTACTGAAGCAGCGCAATGCCGCCAATAATGCTTGGGTTACGATCGGCACTTTAGGCACTGTAAATCTGGGTTTGCTTTCTGCCTCAGGCGGAACAATCACCGGAGACATAACCCTTAACGCCCAAAGCGATCTGCGTTTTGCCGATAGCGACAGCAGCAACTGGGTTGCCTTGCAAGCACCTGGAACTGTTAGCTCCAATGTCACTTGGACGCTGCCTGCAGCCGATGGCACAGATGGTCAAAAGCTGAGCACCAACGGTTCAGGCACGTTGAGTTGGACGGCAAGTGTTCCAACTATCACCTACATAACTTCTGGCACTAGCGCGACTTATACCCCAACAACCGGCACTAAGGCGATCTACGTCGAAGTCGTTGGTGCAGGTGGTGGAGGCGGTGGTGTTGACGGCCAAGGCGCTGGTACTGCTGCTCTTGCCGGGGCGGGGGGTGGTGGCGCTTATGTCGCCAAGATGATCACCGATATGAGCCAAACATTTACCTACACCATCGGCGCAGGCGGAAGTGCTGGAGCGGCAGGGGTAAATAATGGAGGCACTGGTGGAACAACGACTTTCATCGCAAGTGTGACTGGTACGTTGACTGCCAGCGGTGGCACTGGAGGAACTGGAGTTCTCGCTGGATCTAGTACCGATAGCGGTGGCGGTGGCAGTGGTGGCAGCACTTTTACAGGCGGCGACCTAAATCTACGGGGCGGAACAAATACTGTTGCTTCAACAACCGGTACTGGGTTCGGCACGTTTTCCCAGGCGGGATGCGCTCCATACTTTGGAACAGTTGGTATCGGCAATCGCGCATCAAACAACAATGGAGCCAATGGCAGCAACCCCGGCGAAGGCGGTGCTGGTGGCTCTGTAAGTGCCTCAACAAGTAATTTTGCCGGTGGCGATGGCGCTGCTGGGGCCATCCGCATCACGGAGTATTTCTGATGAAAACCGTTATCTACGACCCTGTTGCTGATCTCGTCGTCAACGTCGGTGCTGGCGAACCCAGTGGTCCCGCACCTGCAGGACTTGAGTACATCGTCGTTGAAGATGATGTATTTGTCGGACCCGGTTGCAAGCGTGCTGCAGATGGCACGTTCTACATGCCTACCGAAGACTGATGGCAGTCAAAAGTAAAACCGCACTGGGGCGTGTTGAGCACAAAGCCGGACGCCCCAAAACAACCGCACAAGGCATGGGACAACACTCCCGCCCTCGCCGCCGTGGCAAAAAGCCCTTGCGTGGACAAGGTAGCTAAACTTGTGCCATGGCTATCTCACCCGGCACATACAACATCAGCCTGCAGCGCCGGGCGGATTACAGCATCACGCTGCAGTTCAAAGACAGCACAGATACTGCAATTAACCTGACCGGCTGGACCGTTTCTGCCCAAGCCTGGAATCAAGGTCGCACCACAAAATACGCTGACTTCACGGTTACCTATACAAATCGCAGCACCGGAACTGTTGCGATTGCATTGACCGACGAGCAAACCGCTCTGTTCCCGAACGAAGCGTATTACGACGTACTGCTCACAAATCCAAGCGGCCTGAAAGAGTATTACCTAGAAGGCACCATTTACGTGTCGGAAGGTTACACGGCATGACAACCGTTAATGTCACCGCTGTAAACAACACCGTCACCGTCACAGAAGGCGACGCTGGTACAACCGTTGTAACGGTTCCTCAAACTTCTACTGTTACGGCAATAACCGTTGGACCGCAGGGACCAGCAGGTTCTGGCGCTTTTGTCTACACACAGTCCACGCCGGCAACAACCTGGACGATCAACCACAACCTTGGCTTCAAGCCTTCTGTTGAATTGCTTGATTCTGGTAGCCAGGAAATTGATGGTGATGTGACACATGTGAGCGTCAACCAGACCGTTGTTACACTTACACCAGCTACTGCAGGCGTCGCTCGCCTTACCTGAGGACTAACTCATGGCTCGGAAATTTTTCACCGACATCGACCTGCAGAGCGCATCAAAGGTCGTCAATGTCCCATCGCCGAGCGCCGCTGGTGATGTAGTACCAAAGTCGTATGTCGATTCGCTGGTTGAGGGACTGGCATGGAAAGATAGCTGCCGTGTAGCGACGCAGGCAAATATCAATTTGAGCAGCCCTGGCTCGACGATCGACGGCATCACGATGGCGTCGCAGGATCGTGTGCTGGTTAGGGCGCAAAGCACAGCATCCGAAAACGGCATTTACGTCTGGAATGGGTCTGCCGTTGCCATGACGCGCTCGCTGGACGCCAGCACTTTTGCCGAGCTGGAACAAGCCATCACTACGGTGGAGGAAGGCACCAGTGCAGGCACCAGCTACCGACAAGATCAAGTCAACGGCACCATCGACAGCAGCACAATCAGCTGGGTGACGTTCGGCACGTCTGCACCAGCTGCCAGCGAAACCACTGCAGGCATTGCCGAGCTTGCCACGCAGGCGGAAACCGACGCAGGCACCGACGATCTGCGCATCGTCACGCCGCTGAAGCTGGCTAATTGGTCCGGGCGACTTCGCAAGGTAGCGGCCAACGTTGGCGATGGCAGCGCCACCAGCTACACGGTGACCCACAACCTCAACACCCGCGACGTAATCGTGCGCGTGTTTCCAAACTCGGGGCAGTACGACGACGTTGAGGTGGATGTGCAACGCACCGGCGTGAACACCGTGGCGGTGGTGTTTGCCTCTGCGCCTGCATCTAACGCCTACCGCGTGGTGGTGCTTGGCTGATGAGTAGAGACTTTCTTACATCACCAAACCTAAAGGCTCCATTGCTGCTAAATGATGCAGCAGGAACGGCAGGCCAGATTCTTTCCTCGCAGGGATCTGGCTCACCCCCGCAATGGGTGGCAGCTGGCGGTTTTACCGGCGGCACGCTGACAAGCAACCTGACGCTTGCAGCTGGCACCACTTCGCTGTCACCGCTCACCATGCAGTCAGGTACCAACCTGACGACAGCAACGGCTGGCGCGGTCGAATACGACGGCAACGTTATCTACACAACGCCTAGCGCCACAGCTGGCCGAGGGCTTTCCCCCTCTGTTTTGACCTACAGGCTAAATAGTGCATTAGCCGGTGGCACTGGCACATCAGCCCAAAGCGTTTTTGGAAAAGGCGTCACCGTAGCCGGATCTACGGTTTATTTGCTTGAGGCTGTGTATAGATTTTCCAGAGCTTCCGGGACTACTTCTCATAGCTTTGGTATTTCGTTTGGCGGGACAGCTACGCTTAACAATATCGCCTACCAGTACCTACGTGTTGGCGTAGATACAAGCAGCACAACTATTGGCACTCCATCGCTAGGGTATCGAGTAGTGGCTACCAACATAAACATTCTTACCACTATTACAACTGCAGCTTATAGTATTTCTGTGCAAATTGTGGGATCTTTTAGCGTCAACGCAAGTGGTACTTTTATCCCTCAGTACACTCTTTCTGCCAACCCTGGGGCAGCGTACTCAACGGAAACTGGAAGCTACATCAAAATATATCCAGTTGGAGCCTCTGGCGCTGACACGTCAATCGGTGCTTGGGCATAGCGGGCGCTAACCTATAAAAGAGGTCGGCAGTCTGCCTTGCAATGGATCACCACGACGAGGCACCGATTACTGCCAAACCACCCGACAACCCTTTTAATCAAGCCGTTCCAGCCCTTTTGACCGCAGCCGTCTTGGGCTTGGGCGGTCTTTTTATGCAGGTCGCCAAGCTAGACCAATCGGTCAGCACTGTTGCAGCCGATATTCAAGAACTTAAAAACGATTCCAAAGAAAGGCTTAGTGATTTGGAAACCAGAGTGCGTCAGATTGAAATGACAGTTGGCCGCCAACAGCCGCGACCATAGACTGAGATCATCCGCTAGTCATCGATGGATCCCACCACTGCTGCCGTTATCGCAATTGTTATCGCAGCCGGCTCTGAAATTATTGCCTTGCTCCCCGTCAAGGAAAACTCCTGGGTGCAACTCATTCTCAAAGCTTTGAAAGTGCTGTTCCCAAAGCGCTGAGATCCGACACCATCTGGCTGGCGCAATTTGGCAATAAAGACTGGCGTGATGATCTGCGTAAATCTGCGCAAGATTACAAATTTCACGCCACACTTCAACCTCGCTTGGATCGCGCCATTGAAGATTGGCATGCGGATCATCCGTTAACACCAAAACCTGTTGTTGTTAACGAACCGCTAGACGGCGAGCAGCAAACAGATGACAGCCGCCTCCTTGGTGGCGCAATGAGTATTCACGCCCCCTGGAGCAATGACGCAAAACAAAATCCGCCTGCTTGATCTGTTTAAGTACTACAAAGCATTGCCGCATCAATCTGCTGGATTGAGCGAGCTTGAAGAAGCTATCAATAAGGTCAACCCTCATATCCTTGGCCGCGATCAAGCTTGGTTCAAGACTTGGAGCCAAGGCGGCAAGCAAGGTGATTACGCCGCCGCTTTCAAGCTGATCAAAGAATTTGAAGGCTGTCATCTCACCGCATATCCCGACCCCCTGTCCGGCGCAGAGCCGTACACAATCGGGTACGGCACCACTCGCTATCCCGGTGGCCGCCCCGTGAGTCGTGGTGACAAGATCACCGTGATTGAAGCTGATATGTTCATGCGAACTGAGGTTGATCAAATTGCCGCCAAGCTTGCAGCCAGCGTGCCTTTCTGGCTTGAAATGAACGATGGCCAGCAGTCTGCCCTGGTGGATTTTGCATATAACCTGGGCGGCGGCTTTTATGGCGCTGCTGGCTTTGAAACCATCAGCAAGCGCCTGCGCGAACGAGACTGGAATGCAATGCCGGCTGCATTCGAGCTTTATCGAAATCCAGGCACAAACGTTGAAGCGGGCTTGTTGCGTCGGCGGCGCGCAGAAGGTGAGCTCTGGCGGTCCAGTCTGCCGAAGCAACCTGAGATTCAACAGGATCCTGCCAAGCTGACGCCTGCTAGCTCGTTCTCGGCAAGGTTGACGCCGCATATCCGACTAGGCGAATTTGCGCTTGACCAAGAAGCACGAAGATTTGTTGCGCAACATCAAGTTGATACCGCTGCAGAACTGGCAGCATTTCTTGAGCGGGCTCGCTCGACGTTTGGCAACAAGCCAATAATTATTACTTCAGGATTCAGGCCGCCCGCGATCAATGCATCGGTGGGTGGCGCTTCTGGTAGCGAGCATCTGTTTAATGCTCCCAATGTGGGAGCTGTGGACTGGCTCCTTGAGGGGGTAGATATTTACAAGCTTCAGGAATGGTGCGTCCGACACTGGCCGTACAGCACCGGGCTAGGAGCCCCTAGGGGATTTATTCACACGGGAATTCGTGCAGGGCGTCCTAAGCTGACTTGGCCTTACTGATCCTGAATGATCCTCCACGACACCGAAATCCTGCGCCTCATCAAAGAGGAGCGGATGATCGAGCCGTTTGAGCCTGAACTGCTAAATCCGGCATCACTTGACCTCAGGCTTGGCGACAACATCATGGTGGAGGTTGAACACACGCCAGAGCTGCAGCTTCAATCGATCGCTCACCACAACGCCGAAAATCCCTACTGGCTTGCACCTGGCGAATTTGTATTAGCGGAAACGCGCGAAACATTCAACATGCCCAATGATGTATGCGGCATGTTCTGCCTTAAATCTAGCCGTGCTCGCGAAGGTTATGAACATTCTCACGCAGGATTTGCGGATCCCCAGTGGAGCGGAAGCAAGCTAACTTTAGAGTTGACTAATGCACGCCGTTTTCATTCACTCCCGCTATATCCTGGCCTAAAAATTGGTCAGATGGTTTTTGTCATAACTGCCGGAATCCCTGATATTGACTACGGAGAAGTAGGACACTACAACAAACAACCTCGCGTCATGCCAAGCTGGGAGCAGTCGCCCTAGCTACCGTATAAGCGAGCCTGACTCGCCCTTATGGAGCACCAGATCGATGGCGTCGAACTGGTTAGCAAAAAGGTCACTAAGCAGCGATTTCGAGCATCAATCTTCGACGCATGGCATCATTGCTGCGCTTATTGCGGGCAATACGCCACAACAATCGATCACGTTAAACCAAAAGCAAAAGGCGGGCTAACAGTTCCCGAGAACTGCGTGCCCGCTTGTTTATCATGCAATGCCTCGAAAGGTTACATGTCGCTCTGGAGCTGGTGGACGATGCAGCACCACTGGAGCTGGCATCGCGCGCAACAGGTCTACGAATGGATCACTGGGGTCGGTTGCCCTTCAAGTGTTCAATATAAATTTGCGCCTGCCATAGATCATTGGAATATCGACAGATAGAGCCGCCTGGCATGCATGCTGCATACCGCACTTCACCAATGGGCTCCTCACCCATCTCGATGTAAAAGCCATCTCCGCAGTCAATTGCCCCTGTAGGCACTGCAGTCTTTTGCGAATCGGCCACCGGATGCTCTCCCTTCTGGAAACCCTAAATCACATTTTGCCGCAACTGCCTTCCAGTGGATGCATTGCTGACAATATGGATGACTGTCGTCAATCGCACGAGCATCGGCGTAAAGCTGCTCGGCTTCTGGTACGGCTGCCTCAAGAGTGGTGGCACTCAGTGGCAGGTCAAGCTTGCCCTTTTTTGTCTTAATGCGAACCCGCCAGCCGGGCGGCGCCTCGAAAAGCACCATCCGACCAGCGTGGTAGCGCAGACTTGCCATTCCTACACGGGTATTTCCCGGAGCTTAGAGATCAAGTCATCAATTGTCCCATCATTTGTGATAAAGCGATCAAAGCCGTCGTAGTCATCAAGACTGCCTTCGCTTGCATGACCGTGCTCGCGTGGCACGCCAGGCCGCTCGATGTGCCACATTTCGCCGCCAAGCAGTTTGACCATTGCGGCTTCGTTGGGAAAGCGCACGTCGTCAGCCACAACAGCGGAATACCGCTGAGCGCGACCTTTCCAGCAGCGCACCCAGATTTCAGGGTGAATGCATTGCCGGCCCCATTCAGTGCCGAGCGTTTGCAGCATATGCCGCACGCTGACACCAGCGTCGCCGACGACCACCTGCTTGGCTTGATGGACAAGATAATTCGCGCCATGCTTGTCGTAGCCGAGTGATTCCAGCATGGGAATCAGCATTAGCTTGAGAGTCTCGGCAAACGGCACGATCACGTAACCGCGCTTTTCAAGGTCAAGCGCAACAGTTGACTTGCCCGACTGCGGTGCCGGGCTGTAAAGGCCAATAATCTTTTGCATTAAAGAGTTCCAGTTGTGATGTGACCAGCCCGCATGATTTCAGCGGTATCGGACTTGAACCGCTCCCACAGGCCGGTATAAGTCCCGCGCAAACCAGGCTCTTCGTTGTCGCGATCGTACAGGTCGTACAGATAATCCATGAAATTAGCCTTGCCGGTCTCGATCTGCCATGGCTTCAGCGGTTCGCAAAGCTTCTCGGCGGTCAGAGACTGGCAGGCCCCAATGAACGACTTTTCCATCGAAAAACCAAGGTTTGAAATACGTGTCGACACCCCACGTCAGTGGATGAGCGCCGAATGATCCGACGCCTGCGCTGGGCAGGTACATGCCCTAGCGATCGGCATCAGGCAAATGGTAAAGCCGCTCGAGCTGCATCGAAGCAGGCTCTGGGAACTCTTCATCTTCGACCTCAACGGCCCAAGAATCAGAGGGATCGGAAATTGTCCAGGTCACAGGAGAGCCATGCTCCTTGACGATAATTGCACCAATTCGAGGCGAGCGGACAATCCAGCGGATAATGGCCGCCTCGATAGGGTTCAGGAAGGGGTGGCCTCGCATAATTCGTTTTGAAGTAAAAGTACAGAACAGTCACGGGCATATTCTGACCCGCCTTCCGGCAGGCCGAGGCCGCAACGACCGATCCAGTGCAAGCATGCCGCACATGGACCACCATTATGCGCAGGCTTATATTTCTGTAACCGACCCTTCAGGGTCGCTTCAGCTTTTCCTGCATCGGTCTTCTTGTAACAAGCCGGGCATTGCAGCAAACTGGTGGTCATGCGACCGCAGCTCACGCATGGTCTGGCGTTTTTAGGAACTGCCATCGGGAAAGGTGACGCGACGGTAAGAGGGCAGGCGAACAATCTTGGGTTCACCTTGTTTGTGCTGCGCAGCACCCTGCGGCAGCTCAACTTCAACGGTGAATGTCTTGTAGCCGCATTTCAAGCATTTGCGATGTCTTGTAATGGACTCCGCAGTATCTCTAGCGGTATGCGTCACGCGCATTTCATAGTGATCGCAACTAGGGCATCTCACCGAATGCTGCCTCCGCGATAACAGGGAATTGTTCGGTGAAGATATCGCGGCAAGCTAGGGCTACTTCGCGGTGCTCGAGCTGGGTTTCTGGGCCAGACCGAAGCTGTATGTAATGCAGCCACGATCGGAGTGTGGAATGCATGTATAGCGTCGTCGGGGTACAAAGCGGCAGAATCCGGCGTGCTGTTTCCTTCGCAATGCCCTCCTCGAGCATTTGCTCGTAAAGGCTGTAGCTCTGCATGATTGCCTGAGCGGTTTTATTTGCCCAGTACGCCTGCGTCTTCTCGTCCAGTTCGTCCAAGCTGTTTTGCCTGTTCTTGTTGTCCTGCAAGCGCAGATGCGGACACTCTGCTGGAGCAGTCTTTGCGTACCTTTGGCTAAATTCTTGATAGAAAAATGAACGATGCCTAAGGATCTGAGCTGCGATATCGCGCTCAGTCTCGATCTTTACGCACATTGTCGCCATTTCAAACGGCGAATAATGGGCATGCTTGATCAGGTAACGCAGCAGCCGAGGCGCTGTCTCGTCGTTCTCCTGATTCGCTGGATTGGATACGCGCGCCATACGCACGATCAGCTTCTCCGCATCCGGCGTGCAATGCACCAAGCTGACGCGGCTCACTTCACCACCTCCACCTGAGCTAGCGGCCAACGCGCAGCCGCATATTGTTTCGCGCGCGCAGGTGATTCTGCTGGAATGCTGAATTTCATTGGCCTTGCGCCTGGTTGTTTTACCATTAGAAGGAACATTTTTGTTTTGACACCTGCTGGCGCCCTGCTGATCCCTTCCCCGTGCTGTGTTTTGCCAGCGTCTTCCTCAATCCAGTGCATAATCAAAAATGAAATGGATTAAAAACAACATTTAACCCGAGCAGGAGCTGCAGCATGAGCTCATGGCTCGGTCGATGACGGAACGTGAAGCTAGCCTCTTCCGCTCCTGCGTGATGTACCAAAACCTGCTTCAGCAAGCAGTTTACGAAATCATGCGCCTAGAACTGGCGCTCCAAGATCTGCAAGAGCAAGATCACGAGCCTCGGCCTTGATCTCGTCGTAAACAGTAGTGCCGAGTTCTTCAAGCAGCAGCTCTTCCAGCCTGCGCATGTAAGCGCCCTGGAAGGAAGCTGGTTGCGTGGTCGGCTGCGCTGAATCCATCAAAGTCTTCACCTGTGTGGCGAAGGCAACGCAGATGCGACGCTTTTTCTTAACGCGGTGGATCCAGTCCTTGTCGGCTGGGATGCCAGATACTTGGGCGGCGATTTGCGCTTCGTTCACTTTGTCGTCCATTGCTTGGACGGCAATCACAAGCTCTGCGTGCAGCTTGCGGGCGTCTTCCGTTGAAAGCTCGTGGATCTGATGAAGTGTGACCTGACGGTCTAGAGATTTGCTGTTGAAGGTAAATTCCATAATTGTGTGAAGTAAGGGGGCAGCATGCGCCACCCCCAGTCTGATCAGAAGGGGATCTCTGCGTCGAAGTCGGTGACCACGCCGTTAAACGCAGTCGCCACCTGTTGAGCAGCCTGTTGCACTACAGCGGGAGGTGCAGCCACGGGAGCAGGGGCGGGCGGCGCCACCGGAGCCGGTGCCACCTGCTGCACACGCGAATCCGGCTTGAAGCTCAAGCTCAGATACGGCTTGCCAGCCTGAGACTGCTTTTTCCAGCCAGAGATCCGAATCGGAATCTCCTGCCGCTCACCAATCGGTTGCCCGTTCATCAGGTACTGAGCAAGCGCATACGCTTGATCAGCCGGGATGTTCATAATCCCGTCATATTGCGGGTAATTCTTGGATGCATCGTAACGATCACCAAGACGCTGTTGAAGTTGCTCTGCGGTCTGTTGAAACAGCGCGCCACTAGCGGTAAAAGTCAAGAGACTGTCTCCTCGATTTTGGGCTTCCGACCACGCTTCGGACGCAATGCATCCTCAGGGGTTTTTGCGATGCACATCACATAACAGCCGTCGCCGTCCGTGTTCTTGCGCATCGAATATCGCAGCTCACCGTCTTTCGACATCTGGCTGACGACCTGGGCGATCGTGGTCGGCTTGTACCCCTCGCCCGTTTCCGAATTATAGAACGAAACGGAGATCGCGTCACCTGCCTGCATGGCGAGAATCTCCTCGCGCAGAGGCGTGGTCTTGCTGCGACGGACGATGCGACTGCACGCCTCGTCGACTGACATTTTCTCGAACTCCGACATAACGCAAAATAAAACGCACTCGATAAACAGACTACACTCTTGCCTCGATTGCAGCAACCAATTGCGCTGCTTCCTCAGCAGTTAGCTCGCCCTGCGCAGTAAGCTGATCCACTCGTTTGCGCATCGCCGGCATCTGATCCGGTGTCGCCTGCTGGATCGCATTCCACGCTGTCACGTAATACCCAGTCGGCTGCAGCGTTTGCACCAGCTTTCGCCGTTTTGGTGGCTGCCACTCGCACACCACCTGTTCGCGGATATCAGGACTGCCAAATACGCGAATGCAGGGTTCATTCCTGCGCTTCGGAAACGGCATGATATCCGTCGTCGCATACAGCGTCACGCGCTTGCCGATCCACTGCTGCACATCGCTGCCAAACATGGCGCGGATCGCAACAGCATTGACCTTCGGTAGCACCAACTGAAGCGCCGTCTCCTCGAAAGACATCACGACCTTGTCCTCAAGACCGCGCTCGCCTTCGATCTGCTCCTTCGCAACAGATTTGATGGTGTAATTTGCCTTCCCATTCGGGATCAGGCCAGCTTTCAAAAAGCGGCCCGGATACAGCTCATCAAAATTCATTCCACACCTCCGTTGCGTTCTTCGCAAAAAATTCCGCATTCAAAGTCATAGTTCTTCATCGGCCTTCCCATGTGACTTGGGTCCAGTTCGTCAAGGAAAATTCGTTGATTGTTAACACGGACAAGCTTGGCGCCAATTTGACGCGATTGCTTAGCGCGTTGCTCAAAAATGGCGGGATGCTTTTCGCGAACATGATTCCAATAGGTCGGAGATGTAGCTTTTACACATCCAATGCAATTGGCATTTGGGTAGCCAAGTGCATAAATGCGCGGAAGCTGGATGCCAGCGCTCAATAGAATGTCAAAACAATTTTGTTTGGTGATTTTATTGTCTATTAAAATTGGCAATACATTTGAGCGCTCTGTTTGGATAAAACGATCAAAGCGATGCGCTTCTTCATAGGTGAACCCAAGTACATGCCAGTCTGGCCTATTGACTGCCTCCCATTGCTGCCTAGCATGTTTTTTTAATTCAATAGTGCAAGGAGCGCCAAGCGGACCAGACATGAACTTCCTTTTGCTCCAAACCTCAACAGCCGATGCGGAAGGGAAGTTGGAGTTAATTGCCGTTTCTATTGGGTAGTTAAGCCAATTTGCAACATCGACTAAAAAACGGCGGTTGTCTTCGTCTTCTTCCGCAACTGGATTGTTGATTATTTTTATTAAATTAGTATTGCCATATTTTTCAATTGTTTGCTTGGCGGCGACTGCGCTAGCGGCGCCGCACGAAAACCAAACGGCGATCATCTCTCCAGGTGCTGGCCTGTTCATTCCAGACCCTCCAGTTCGAGATCATCAGCATCGGTCGCATTCGCAGGATCATCTGCATGCGCCCAGCGTGGAACATCCATCTCAACCGTGCCCCACGATGGCCACTGATCTGCTTCCATGCAGCGTTTCACGAGCGTGATTGCCTCATCACGCCTAACGTGGCCCTCCTCGATCAGGTCAGCGCTCAGCACGTTGACGCTGATGTTGTGCGGCCATTGCCACTCATATGCAATCAGGATGCACTGTTCTGGTGGTGCGCCATAGCGATCCGTCCAGCCGGCGCTGTAATGCGCCATCTGCAGGTCATACGCCAGTGAATACGACTGCGCCGCAAACATACGGGGACTCGCGGACCGTGCCTTTTTAAGGTCAACCAAGATCCCGCGATCGGGATGCTCCACGTCTGGTTTATACCGGCAGTCGACTTCCATCAGGTTGTCGTGCCAGAAATGTGGATCCTGACCTTGGCCGTCCCTTAGCAATGGCGCGGCATCTGGATCACGCATCAGCGCTTCCACGACACGCAGTGCATTGTCTTCCCAGTCGCGCGTGATCACCTCGCGACCGGCGGCTTCGGCCTGGAACTCAGTCCAGATCGCTTTTCCTTCCTTGGTGCGGCGATCACACTGCGGGGCAACCAAATACCTGGTCGCGTACTCATGGGGCTCTGTGATCAGGCAATCGACCAAGCTGCCCTGACGCATTGCATCAGTCGGCTTGAACTCGGCGCGATCGGGATCGACGTGCTTAGCCCAGTAGTCACGCGGTGTTCCGCTAATAATCGTTTTGAGCTTTGACGCTGATAGCGCCGGATGTGAGTGGTAATCAGACACGATGAGATAAGTCGCGAGCGAGCTTTAGGTTTTCAAGTGAGTGGCGAAGCGCGAGGAATGGCTCCGCCATGCCGTCTTGCCAGTAAATCCTGCCGAGCACCTGATCAAGCTGGTCTCGGATTGGGACTAGCGCGTCCCGAAATTCTTCTGGTGTCATAAGTGGATAAAGGTACCTATAAAGGCTACCATAGTCCTACACGAATTGTCCAGCTCCATGGCCGAAGCCTTCGACCGAGAACTGATCTTCTTCATGCATCGTGGTGGCATGAGCGGTGCCGCCATCGCCAGGGCATTGCAGGTGCCTTACGGGCGTGTTCTGCGGACGCTTCGGCCCCCAGTGTCGAATGACGCCCGCAATGATGAAACAATTCGTGATCAGGTAGCTGGCAAGGATCACGAGCCGGATCAGGGCGACGCGGTCTGACTCACGACTGCAAGCGGTCGCTTTTTCTCCCAGCGCTTTTGCGAGCAGCCTCCACACGGCGAATACCAGTAATCAGGTAAGCGTAGTCTCGCGTTTCAGTAACGCTGGTCTCGGCGTCGCACACATCGCATTTACCGATCCAGCTACTGCTGCAACCAACGCTATAAACGCCGTATTTGGTGCCGCAGTCCTTGCAGCACTTGTAGGCGTTGCGGAGGCGGTCGATGAGGTCATCGGTCATAGCGATTCAAGCTCTTCCGCAATAGATAAAAGTGGGTACAACGCATATCCAATAGCGTAATTGGCTTCAGCACCTAGACGGGTTAATTTTTCATCAGTGCTGACCAAGGTGACCGCAGCACGAAGAACTGCAGCTATAGACACTGCATCGGTAACGTCGGCATCCCGGCAAGCATCCAGAACTGTTTGAGCGGCAGGCGACAAAGGCTTCATTGGCGCGTGGTAAACACATTTGCCCGGATTCTGCATAGCCAGTAATGAGTAGTAATCGATGATGTCGGTGTAATCGCTCATGGTTTTAGTTGGTCTGACTACTGGGCTTCAAGCTGCTCTGCGATCAGCGCGTCCAATTCGTCGGCAGCAGCGTAAATGTCGTCAACATCAACCACCAAGCTGTACCAACCTTCATCGCCCCCGGTCACCTCGTAAGCGTTACCCCCAACTAGACCACGAAGCGCAGACGCAATTAGCGGGGCCATTTCAAGGGCAAACCCCGGAAGCCCTTCTGGCGGTACGTCGTATTTTTTCAGTGTTACGGCCTGCAAAACTGCTCTAGCAGCGGGTGAAAGTTCTTTGGTCATTAGTTGATCGGACTCTTGGATTCTGATTCGCATCACACCACCTCCGCCACTAACCGCGTGATGTGCTCTGTGATGACCAGCTTGTGGGGTGCTTCGGCGTTGTACTGCATGAGGTATCGGTATCCCTCACGCCGTACATCCTCAAGGGCGTTGGCTTGTCCACCAGCTTGCCATTCACCATCAGCATCCAGAAGTTCCCAAGAGTAGAAATGCTCATCCATGTTGACTAATCGGGCAGGAATTCAAGAGCGCGGCAGAAAGATGTCAGTCATTGAGTAGACCTCCATCAACGAGACCATCGCACCATTCAAGGAATGGTGCTTCGATCTGAGCCATGGTTTTATTGTCCACGGTGTTTGGGTCGCGGATCATGGCAATGGCAAGGCCGAGGGCATCACCGAGGCGATTCTCAAGGCTGTTCA